TGTCTTTTAGCATTTCTTGAAAAATATCAAAAGGTACTTTTTTAATATCTATAATCATTTGTTTACCTCTTTACAAGCTAGTTCTATACCTGCATTACAATCTGTAACTGTCATGTCATATAGAGTTGATGATAGGGCTGTATAAAACAACCCTGTAGTGGCTAGTATCATTAGAAAATTAGACATTTTTTGTGTTCTCCTCTTTTTCATCAGCTATTGAATCAAAACATTCTTTTGAAATCCAGTATAAATCTTGACCCCAGATAGCCTTTTCAGCAGGTGTATCACCTCTTACTTCTATTTCTATAGCAGATTTTTTTGCAAGTGAACCTACAATACCTTTAAGTTGATTAGTAGTTAAACCTAGTAATTCTTTAAGTGGTTGTACATCTTCCCAATCTAGTAATGTGAATGCAGGGTCAGTATCGCTGTACAAACCTTTAACATAACAATTAATAGAAAAAAGATTCATTACTTGTTTTTCTAAATCTGTAAAAGTAAATTGTGTTTGAACAACTTGTTTTTTTTCTGTACACCATTGTGTACCATTAATAATTCTGTCTAAATTTGGGTGTGTCTCAGGTAATGCTTGAGTCATTTGGAAAACCTCTCGGTGTTGTGTACTCTTTTAATATATAACAAGGGTATACCCCTGTCAAGTAATTAGTTTAATATTAGTCATATGCATTTCTTTTTTTTAATACTTCCACCTCTGCAAAACACTTTGGACAAGATAAATTAGTCATAACCGAATACTCTTGATAAGTTGGCATAGATTCATCAATATCAATATCACCTCCAACTATTAATTTTGTATTACACCAATAACAATTCATTTTATTAATCTTGCATACTGTTCAATAGTCATAACAACACGCCAGTTATCGCCTTCAGCACATCCTGGTCTTTTATTAAACCTGACCATAGTAATCGCATGGTCTACATTTGCATTTAGTCTTTGCTGTTCTGCCTCTCTAGGCTTTCTTAATACTGCCTCACTTTTACACTTCATATCTGTGACTTGTACAACAGTATTAGGAATACCAACAAGATCACCTTTATCTAATTCTGCTCCTGCCCCAAATCTTCGCTCAACTACATAACCTGTAGCCGCTGTTAGATAAATACAGGCTTCTCTCTCTGCCCTATCGCCCTTATTTTTTTGTGGGTTCATTTCTCAAGATCATATATTTTTTTCTTTAGTTCATCATATTGAACAATATATTCTTTAGTAGCAAACTCTGAATTATGGTTAAACATATATCTATCATTAAGTTCACCTAACTGTTTATACAAATCTTCTATCATTTTTAACTTTTTTTCTCTAAATTCTTTAGTTAGTAAATCTTCTTTTTCTGGTTTTTTAGTCCAATCAGAAACCAAAAATAAAAGCTCTTTTACTCTTTGTAATGCGTTCATTACTCGTTCTTGTTTCATCTCATAGCCCATGTAAAGCCAGTTTCTAATTTAACAGCAATTCCTTCTTCTCTTTCCTGTTGCTCTTTATCTTCTATGGCATTTATCATATCTTTTCTAAATTGATTTGTAGTATTACTATATTCCCACTTCTCAGGTTTGCGTTTTCTTGTTACTTTTACACCATCAATACTAAAACTACTCATGATGATACCTTCTAAGTAATACTTTTCTAATACCATCTTCTTTTCTGTTATCTGCATATCTATTTCTTTTTTCTGTAATTGCAATACCTTAAGTTGGCGTAATAATTGTTCTGGTTGTGCGTTCATAATTAAAATGTAAATTCTGTATACTCCTTTGGTTGCCAATCATCAGGCAAATGATACAGCCATTCTAAAAACATTCTTGCAGCCATCATTACTTGCCGATCATCAAACCTAGCTAACCATTCTTCTCGATCAATTTGTTCTAATTCTTCTTCAAATGACATAGCAGTAAAGTAATAAAGAACAATAGTTACATACAGTATGGGGTATACCCCTATGTTATGCAAGTCTTATTTTAATTTTAGCTATTTTTAGTTAATTTACTCTTAATAGGCTTCTTTCCTTCAAACTTTGTACCTTTTTTACCAAATAGTTTTTTTATTCTTCCTATAAGCTGTTTAAACAATGGTTTAAGTATTCTGTTTAGTACAGGAGTTAATGTTGCTGCGGTAGTAGCTACTATAGTTACTGCAAAAGTTGTTGAAACTGTATTTATAGAAGGTAAATACTTTTCTACTGCTGTTGTAGGTTCCCATTGTACTACACATTCTTTTGTTTCTTCTACCCATACAAAACCAGTTACTTTTTCTGTACCTTTTGCATTTAAATCACCAATTCTAGGATTATTCTTTTTTGGATCAGGACACTCTACTTTATTTTCTTCTGGTATTTTAGGTACTTCTGGTTCTTCTACATCAGTTTCGGGTGATTCTACATTTGTAGGTGGTTTTGCTTCCTCTACAAGTAATATTTTTTTCTTGTCATACTGCAAAGGTACATAAAAAGGCAATGGACATACAAACCTGTTTCCGCTAGGGTCATCTATAAATAATTGATTGTTTTTTGTACCATCATTTCTAAAGGTAACGCATGGCATTGTAAGAGTTGGTGGCAATGTTCTTGTTACGTGTCTTGTATTCGGTAAAGATTGCTCTACAGGTATATTTATTATTGGTATGCGTGGTATAGCTGTACTATGTATTGTATCTATATCTGGCATTAGATACTAAGGTTTTTTTTTGGCTTTGCAGGTAATGCAGGTTGTGTAAATCTTGGTATTTCTTTATTTATTAAATTTGGCATATTACCTGTAAGTTCATCTAATATCTGTTTTTTTAATTTTGCTTGTCCTTCAGGACTTGTTATGTACTTATAACCAAAGTAAACTGTAGTAATAGAGCCTAGTGTTAATACAAATGTAATACAGGCAATAGTATTAATTATTTTTTGCATGATAAAAGAGGCATTTTTAAAAGCATTAGTACCTGTTACTATTATACTTTTTATGGCTATATGTGCTATTGCGCCTTTATATGTAACTATGAGCCTTATGACAAGACAAATGCAAGAAAAAACTAACTAATTAGATTTCTCTACAGTTTCTTTTTTATTTGTTTCAGCTTGACTAGCTCTATCTTGTAAAATAGCCTGTATTTGTATTATGCGTGTTGTGCATTGTTCATGAATTTTTTTTGCTTGATCAATATTTTTGATCATTAATTGCAATTCGTTTTCTAGTTCTTCGTTAGTTTTAGCCATAATTAAAATGCAACTCCTTTTGTTTGTGTTGGTGTGTTTATAAGATCAATTTCTGCTTTTAGTGTTGCTTCAATAGCAGTTACTTCTGTTGTGCCTATAGAATTTTTTACCCATGTAATCATAGTTGTCTCATCAGGTGTTTTTTTAGATGTATCATAAGCAATAAAATCAGATGGTAATGATTCAGGCTTAGTAAAGACTACCTCTCCTGTAAGTCTTGCTTTCTCATCTGTGCCATCCATTCCTCTAACTCTATAAACAACATTTGTAAAATATCCATCAACAATATCTCTTTTACATTGTGTCCCATTTATTTCCCATGAATAGGTAATAGCCATAATAAATTATAATTTTTTACATCTTAGCTTGTATATGGAGAATTACCAAGTATTGAAGTATTCCATTGCGATTTTAATTCTGTTTCACTAGTAGCATTTTCTATAGCAATATCTGCTGGGGCATCTCTTAACTCGTTTTTTTTAGCAACAATAGCTGAAATATCTGCTGATGTTTCTTGTGCCTTTTGAAATTCAATATCTAGTGCTTCCAATAATGGCTTTCTTGCAGTTCTTATGTTTGTCTTATGAATTTCTTTTGCTTTTGCCATGTCAATACCAAATCCCATGATTTTACTCCGTATATGTCCAAGCGTTCCTAAAACTCCTGTCTGTGGGAATAATAGATTTACTAACAGTATAAACTGTTCTATCATTAGGACAATCTTTTTCTTTAATTTGTTCTAAAGTTAAGCCACATTTATCCGAAGGACAAACAATAGTAATACCGCCATCATCTCTAGTATAAATTAATCTATAATCAGAATTTGCCATAATTTGTTTATATAATTTTAGTTGTTTTTATATTAATCATGATCTCCAAAGCAAGCAACTGAAACAAAATTTGTATCTACATATGCACCTCCTGTATTAAAAACTTCTAATCTAAATGAACTTGTATCTTTTGTAACTTGCGCTCCATCTCTTAAAACAGGTCGAGATATTACAACACCTGATGTATGTACACCTCCAAAAACAATAGAATAATTACTATTATCAAAAGTACCAGAGCTAATATTTACTGTATAAGAACCATTACCATTATCTCCTACAGAACTTACATTGTAATCATCTAAAATGGAGTTTGTAGAGCCATTGTAATTAAGCCATAATTGATTAGCACCTGTGCCATTAAAAGCCATTACATTACCTCCGTTATATTAAATTTGTATTTTTTACCATTGCGTTTGTTAATCAAGAAAAGAGACTCCGCACCTTCTTGTATAGTATAGCTCCCCCATGTTCCATCAACATCATTTTTTGATCCTTCATTTGACATACTTAAATCACTAGTAAAAATATTACTCCAACGTGCTGTGGATGTACCTAAACTAAAAGCATTATTACTACCTGGTTGAAAATTACCACTTGAGTTAAACATTGCAATTTCTGTATTATTGTTATCTCTAATTCTTAAGCCACCAACATTATGGTTATATCTTATAACTGAGCTTCCACCTGATAGATGAAATATTGAAAGGTCATTAGAATTACCTAAATAAATTGCATTGTTATCGTCTACATTAATGTTATGGCCGTTTGCATCTAAATCACCGCCTAACTGTGGTGATGTATCTTCAACTACGTTTGAAATACCGCCACCACTAAAAGCAGAACCATTAACTTTTAACGTTCCAGTTATATTTACACCATCGTCTAATGTTTCTAGTTTTTTATTGCCAGCATAATATAGTTCTACATTCCCTCCATCGGTCGCTAAAATCATGTTTTGACTATTAGCAGCGTTATTAACTGTAAAAGTTGAAGAGGTTAATATTCTGAGATTACCTGTGCCAGTATCGGCTATATAGCTATGATTTCCATCGTGATAAATTTCTAAGTCTTGAGAATTTCCAAGTAAAATTTTTTCGCTATCAGTCATTCTTATCTCATCAGCAGACATCCTTCCATAAATATGTGTACCGAGACTCGTAGTTTCTAACTTAGGGCTGTGGTCATAATATAATATTGCTGCTGCATTAGCTGTAAACTTTGCTAAAAATTCGTCACCAGCATAATTATATAAACCAACTTCTGCTGACCTTATATCAAAATTACCAGTACCATTTAGAATAAACCCATGCGCTCCACTATGATAAATTTGTAAATCCGCATCGCTTCCAAATTTTGCTAGAGCATTATCAGCAAATTCGAGTGCATTATCTGATCTGTCAAAAACAATGTCTCTACCTGCTGTAGCACCATCAAAAGTAACATCACCTGTAAAAGTTCCACCTGTTGCAGCTATATAATTAGCACCATTACTAATTTGATTATTATTAGTAACAGCAGTTGCACCAGCAGTTATTCCATCTAATTTATTTTTAAGTGTAGTTGTAAAATTCTCATCTGTTTGACTAGCAACAACAAAATCTATAGTGCCGTCTGAATCTTGATATGTAACTGTAATACCTGTTTCAGTGTTACCTGATAACATGTTTCCTACAATATCTTGTACTTCCTCGTTTGTTAGGGTTGCTGTAATGTAGCCAGCACCATTAGTAATATTTGAGTTATTTAAAGTTATATTGCCTGTTCCATCAAAGCTTACTCCTGAAATAGTTCTAGCTGTAGCTAGGGCTGTTGCTGTTGCTGCATTCCCTGTAATATCTGAACTTATAGAAGATGGTAAACGTGCATCTGGAACTGTGCCACTTGCCAAATTATTAGCGTTAAGAGAGGTAAGATTAACACCGCTTATAGCAGGTAAAGTACTAGGTAATCTAGAATCTGGTACTGTACCACTACTTAAATTACTTGCATTTAAAGAAGAACCATCTATGTAACCAGCACCATTAGTAATAGCATTATTGTTTAAAGAAATATTTGCTGAACCATCAAAACTAACCCCTGCAATATTTCTAGGTGTTGTTAGGGTTGCTGCTGATCCTGTAGTATTTTGATTTCCAACACTATTAACACCAGGTAAATCTATATTTGCAGTACCATCAAAACTAACACCGCCTATAGTTCTCGCTGTAGCTAATGCTGTAGCAGTTGCAGAATTACCTGTATATTGTGTAGAAGATAAAAACTGTGTACCTGCTGATTTTAAAACCTTACCTGAAGCTAAATCTAAATGTTCTGAAAATGTCCAAGAATCTGTAGAATCTACCCAATTTATAGTTTTATCTGTTGCACCTTTTAATGTAATACCACCACCATCTGCTGTTGTATCTGAGGGACTAGAAACCTTGCCTATTTCAATGTTAATGTCTTCTACAGTAAGTGTTGTTGTATCTATGGTTGTTGTTGTCCCATTTACTGTAAAATTACCACCAACAGTTAAATTACCAGGCAATAACCTATTTGCATCAGGTATAGGTAAATAATCTAATGATTGCCATGCTGTAGATCCATCACCAATCTTTAATTTCTCTGTATCAGTTTCATATCCAAATTCACCTGCAAGCAATACAGTATTATTAGATGTCCAATTACTAGCCGTGTCTCTTCTTTGCTGTTGTAACGCTGTTAATGTGGTAGTCATGGCTGTGCAGAACCTTTTGAATCTATTATATTCTGTCTTGCTGGCGATGCGCTACTTGTTAATGCATCTAAAATATAAGCTCTAGCAGTTGTAGTAGAATCACCTGCGTTAAAGACAAGATCACCTAAATTTATTGGTACAGATTCTAATTCAACTTCGATGTCCCATCTACTAAGTAATTCACTGTCAGTTATTGAAGGTGGGGTCGAGTACAGCCAACCAACATCACTAATTAAAGGTACAGGTGTATTTGTATAACCTGACCATGTAGTAGAAGATAAGAAAAATATTTTAAAACTACCACTTTGAGCATCAAAATGTGTTCTTATTAAATTTACTTGAGTTTCAGTTAAGCTTGTAAAACTTAATTGTAATTTTTCCTCTGATCGCCTATTACCTCTTCTAAAACCTGTTGTATTACCACTAGCAGATGTTTGTATACTATTAGGAAAATCACCTGTTATATATAATCTTCCACTTGGTACAATAGATGGGAATGTAGACATTATAAAGGTACGCTTATAAGTTCTATAGATATAGCATACCTGTTAGGTGCTGATAAGTTAACCTCTAATTGTTTATTATATCGCCATTTATAACTACTACTACTCACAGGTGGTGTAGACCAAGCTGACCATATTATTGAAGACAAATCAAAAGGTACTATAGATCCATTCTGTCCTGTAAAATGCGTTAATAAAGATTGTGCTTGTGTTTCTGTTAAATGCTCATATTCTATTACTAGTATTTGATCAATTCTTTTATTTCCAAGTTTAAATCTAACATTTGCACCGCTTAAACCTTCAAAAACGCTTTGAGGATAATCACCATAAGATAATGTAGTTTTAAGTGGTTCAATAGAAGGAAAAGTAGTCATTGTAAAACAGTAAAAGTACCACTAGTTATTTCATTAGATATTTCTGAAATATTGCTATTATTTAAAGGAAAATGTGAGGCTTGAATAGTACTCATACCCTCATTGTCATAAGTAATGCTTGTTATTTGATAAAAATTTATTTCTGTTCTATCATCACCAACGCTATTTTCTCTTTGTAATTGTATTTTTATGATATCTGTAGGTATTAGAGTTGTTGTTACTAAGCTTGTATCAAATGATATATCATGTGTACTGTGCTTCCGTCTTGCTAATTCATACTTTGAATAAAGAATTGCATGATTTACATCAGCACAACATTCAGATAAATCAAATTGTTCAGTAGGTGAATCTAAATCTGTACTTGTAAATCTAACAGTTACAGTTTTTTTTCTAGAAACTTCAGTAGGTATACAATTTGTATAAATAATGTTTGCAATAAAATTTCTTCTATCTTCAACATTTATATATATTTTTCTAAAAGAACCTTGAATTATATTTGCTTCGGTAAATGTAGCAACAGGTGTTAATGCACTTGTATCTATTTGATTGCTAGTATTAATTGGTAATATTGGAGAAAATCTATATTTACCAGCTACGGATAAAAAAGATAAAAAATAAAAAGGTGCAATACTAGAAATATACTCAACAATATTTACAGCTTTTGAAATTATTCCGTTAAAAAACATATTGTTATTTGTACAAAAAGTACAAAGACTTTGTAAATTTGAAAGTTCAACAGGTGCAACAATTGAAGCTGTATTATTACCATCAATTTTTTTATATAATTTAAATAAATGCATTGCTAAATCTATAAATTGATTGCTTGCACCCTGCGTATAATTAGAGCCAGATAAACCTGCACTATATAAATCTACTTTTACACCTTGTTCATAGAATATATAAAGTTGTTTTGTTTGCGAGGGAAAAGTACCCGCAGATGGTATATCAAACAAATTACCTGATACTGCTAAAAATGTAATATCAGCAAAAGATGAATTATTATTAGATGTATTTTGTATAGTTGTGCTTGTACCGACTGTTGATTCGTCTTGTGTTCCATCTAATGTACCAGTACTAGCAGGGTTACTTGAATTTGTTTGAGTATCTACAGAAACAAAAGTCCATTTATTTATAAATTTTGTTCTACCACTGCTGACTGCATTTAGAGCATTAAGTTGACTTTGTGAATATGTACCAGCAGCAACAGTTGTAGAATTAATTGGTGGTATAAGATTTCCACTAAAAAATTCTGCATTTAAATCAAAAATAGTGCCTGGATTATTACCACCAATTAATGTACCACTGTCATTATATCTTGAATTAAAAATAAATTCCATGTCACTTACATTAATATAATTTTGATATGCAGTTGTAATATTATCTCCTGTTTCTGCGTCAAAAACTTGTAATGACATAATAAAAGTAGTATTAGATGTATCACCTGTACCAAAGGTTTTTGTTCTTACACCTTGAAAATCTACGCCAGTGTCGGGTTCATTATGTAAATAAGAACCAGATGATGGTTTATATAATTCAGTTAAATAAGTATATATATCATTACCACAAAATAAACCAGTACTAGATATAGGACATGAATTTGGTGAAGATGCTAATGAGGCTGCTGTACTAAATATGTGAGTAAGAGTGATTGAGGTGTCATTTAAAAAGCTTAATTTTGTAAGCCCTGTAAATGAACGGGATTTTGTAGGGCTACTAACTATTTCTCCTTGTGATATAACAAATAACAACTTTTGCACAAAACTAGAAGTTCCTGCCTTTATAAGGCTTGGTTGCATCCAAACACCACCTATATTATTAGATCTTTTACCAAATACAATAGGGACAGTTTCACCTGCTTTTGCTATTTTTTGTGAAACATCTAAATCAGCATTAGGGTGCTTAAAATTATCTAAACTTTCGTCTAATATCTGTGAGTCTTGAGCAACTTTAGATTTGCGTTGTGACAATCCTGAAAATGAACCACCTCTATAAACAGTTCCAATAGGTACAGGTTTATGGCCTCCAAAATAATATTTTCCATCAACTGTAGCATCCTTGTTTAAAGTTCCTCTTTTTCTCATTAAATGTACTCCTTACACATGATAAAAGGTAATATTTCAGGTGGTACTGTAAATCTAGCAAATTTAAAAGTTTTAATTTTTTTTGTACCAGTTAAAATAGTATTATCAGATAATTTATATACTCTTTTATCATCAATTACATAACCTGTTACATCTGCAACTTCTTGACCATCTTCTAAAATAGCACTTATATTTACAGCAAAAACTTTAATATTCATGTTGCAATAAACCTACCCATTAAATCACTGCTTATCCGTTTTGATGGAATTTGTGCTTTTATTTTTGAAATTGCAGGGGTAATATTCCATGTAACTGAAACATCATCAATACTTGCACTTTCTATAGTGCCTATATACCTACAAATAAGATTAGCAGAATTACTAAAAGTTTCTTGACCAATTGTTTGTGTATATAAAGATGCAATTACTAATCTATCCCCTGTTAATGCTGTGTCTGTTAAATCTATAATTGATGCTGTAGCAGCTATATTAATACTTAAGGTGTTTATATCACTAGCTTCTGTAGATGCAAACCCATTAGCGTCAAATGCCAAATAAGTAAATTCTTTTGCTTGGTCTATAGCTGTATCTGCTGATTGTATTTGATTATTTTGATAAAAATTTTGATGAGCCAAAGTTGGAGATCTTTTACCATTGCTATCTAAAACATTAGATTTATCAGGATAGTATTCAAGAAAAGTTAATATATCAAAATCTGCCATAATTATAAGTAATGTTTTACTCCACCTGCTTGTATATAATTCATTGTTTGCGCTGTAGCACTTTGTACTGCTTTTTGTAAATCTTTTGTTGTTACATAATTAGTGCCGTCTATCTGCGTTACATTACCTGTTTTTATATTTACATTTGGTGTCTTAGACTTTTTACCAGATCCAGAAATAGAATAACCACCACTAGGTAATTTAGTAACACTTAAATTGCTTTTCTTTTGACTTGGTATTTTAGTAGTTTTTGTACCTGTAGAAGCTGCCATTGGGAACGATGGTGTAAATCCTTTATAACCTGACCCTATATTACCTGCGCTTAAATTTGACTCTTGATAACCATAAGTACGAGGTAAAGATGGAATACCACTAGAAGATGATTTAGATGTAGATGTAGATGTAGATGTAGATGTACTAGAAGTTGAAGAACTTGGTTTAGGTGGATTAGCTTTTGCTTTTCTAACTCTTCCCAACAAACTTAAAATTTTTTGTAAAAAACTTATAAAACCTCTTAGTGGTGCTGTTGCTACTTTGATAGCTTGTTGAACAATATTAGGTAATTTATTAAAAGCATTTCTAGCCATTTCCATGCCACCATTAAATATATTGCCTACAAATTGTACAAAAGGTCTAAATGGGGCATATAAAAATTCACCTATTGCAGCAAATGCTTGACCTATTTGATCTCTAAATTTGAATATTAAAACACCAACACCAATAATTGCTAATGGAATTGCAGCCGATGCCATAAATGGTGCAAAAGCTAAAATAGCCCCTTTCACAGCAGCTATAACCCCACCGAAAGCAGTTGTTATTTTTGCTATAACAACACCCATTTTAACAGCAGCTATAGTTTTAAAAGAAAATATTAACGCAGCTAATGCAGGTGCTAAAGCAAGAACCGCAGGCACTAATAACGCAAAAGCTACACCTATAGCTTTAATAGGAGCTGGTAAAGCAGCAAATTTTTCAGCAGCAAAGGAGATAATAGAAACAATTTTATCAAGTGCTGGTAACAAAGCGTCAGTTAATTGTATTTTTAATATATTAAATTTTTCACCCATTAAAGTAACCCTATCATTAAAACCTGCCATGTTTTCCGCATTATCTTGACTAAATCCATTATTTAAAGCCATTATTGCTTCGCTACCTTCTTGCAAAAGAGGTACTAATTTTCTACCAACACCACCACCAAATATTTCATTAGCATTTGCAAGATTTAATGTACTATCTTTTGTATTTCTCATTAGGTCTGCAATTTCAAGTAATGCAACATCCATACTTTTAAGTTTCCCAGTACTATCAACTGCACTAAAGCCAATCCTATCAAAAGCTTCTTTAGCAGTACCAACACCATCAGATGCATCTTGCATATTTTTCGCTAAAACTGGAAAAGCTCTTTGTAATGCTTTAAAATCAGTACCTGCTAATTGTGAAGATATACGCAATTTATCTAACATCTCAACAGATACACCTGAGGTTACTGATAATTTTTGCAACATATCACCGAGTTCTAAGGTATCATTTACAAGCTTACCTATACCTGCAATACCTAAAACAGGAACTAAACCTTTTAATGCTCCAAGTGCTTGTCCAGCCATGCCTTTAAGCCTACCCATAGCATTTGCAGCATTATTAGAAGATGTTTTTAATTTGTCTAAACCTGTTTTTAAACCAGAGATTTGATCTTGTCCAGTTACTTTTGCTTTAATAGTATATGAGGTTGAGAGATCCATTATTTATTTTCTTTATTTATTGTTTCTACTATTTTAGCCTCTAATACCTGTAAGTCAGCAAGTATTTCTAAAGGTTTTTTTATTTGCTTTTTATTTAGTTTAAAAATCCATTCTAAAGCATTATAATCAAGACCTACTATTACACCTTGATCTATACGCCATTGAGTTTGTATCTGTACAAATATTGTCATAGCCAACCAATTACAAGGCAATACTTCAAAGGTTTTTTCTTCTAGTTTTTTTTCTTCTATGGGCTGATCAAATAGTACAGCATCATCTTTAGCAGTTTCATCAATTACATGATCACCGCACCAAAATAATGCAGCCCCCTCTAGTTTTTTGTTTTTTGTTTTGTCAATTCTTTAAAGTATATTTCTACCAAAGTATTAGCTAACATTGGATATTCTAATATAATTTTTTTGGTTGATTTTGAATAAGGTATTTCTTTTTCTCCATCTGTTATACCCTCCCATCCAACTAGTATTTCGTCAGCGATGAGAGTATCGCTAATTTTTTCACCATCTGTAATACCTTGATCTAGTTCTTTTTGCTTTTTATCCGCTTGTTCTCTTATTTCATTAATTCTAGATTGTGGAATAATTTTAAATACCGCATCAAAAGACTCTTCTTTTTGTATACCTCCATCTGAAGGTGTAAAAAATTTAATTGGCTGAGTAAAGGTTGCTTCTTTTTTTAAAATAAACATAAATTTTATATAATCTCTTCTAGGGTATACCCTTTTCTACTACTTAGCAACTAAGTAAAAGCTAATGAAAATTCATCTTGCCCTGCATCTGTAGGAGTTGCGTAGAAGGGTAAGCTCAACATAGTGATTCCGTCAGAATCTTCATAGGTAGGTTGTCCTAAGTCAGTTTGTGGACAAGATACAGTAACAATATTACCTGCACCGCCAGAATGTACCCATGTATTAGTACCAGTAGAAGTGCCTGTAGCTGTTGTAAAAAAGTTTTTATCAGATAATGCAACAGCTTCTATAACCATAGTTCCAGATGGCCTTCTATCTGTAATTAGTGCTTCTTTTGTACCGCCAACAAGTTCCCTGTAAATAACCTCATTAGCAAATTCTAGTTCCCATGATTGTAAAGCTGCTGAAAAACCAAATACAGAAAAACTAGATGTATTACCATTTTTAAAGAGCACAGGATCGGGTTGTAGAGATTTCGTCACAGTCGGCAATGCGGTATCGGTTGGTGTATTAAATATGCCCTGCATTTCAAAGTTTATTCTAGGTATTTCATTAACTTCACAACTTATGGAAAATGTACCTCTAGCTCCTGTCACCTTATGTCTAACACCATCATAGTTAACGTAAAGAGTAACACTGCTTTGTGTAGCTAATGTAGAAGGTGTATATGTAACAGACGTGGATGATACTGTAGCAGCACTTAAACCACAGGCTTTTAAAATCGGATCATATTTAGGTGCAGTTCCAGCAGCACCACTACCAACCATATAAACACCAAAACTTACATTTACTCTTGTATTAGCTAATAAAACAGGATAATTACCAGCGTATGGTCTAATAGTTTCCTGTTCTACTTCATCACTTGCTACTGGCTCTATTTCTAAATCAACAACTTCCACATAGTTAGCAGAACCTGTTGCAGTGGGATCGCTTGCGTAACTGCTCTCCACTTTTGCGAGTAATGATCTTTTTCTATGAAGTTTTGGCATTTACCTAATAGACACTATGTACATATCATAAACCTTTATAAGAATAATGTAACTATCATGTACTTAAATCGTCTACATTTGTTCTATATCTAATGTCATATTCGCAGCCA